CCCATGAACCAATTGCTATATCCCCATTAGTAGATTCAATAAAGGTCGTATTTGGTAAAGAAAGACTATTAATTGGGTAACCAGCCGCAGTAGCATTATATGTTGTACTGTTTACACCCACATCAATGTAAGCGCCAGTAGAACCATAGGCATTGTTACCTATGGTGTGCGATGCATATGCGGTATTTCCAGAATTAGTATTTTGAGTAAATGTATAAGCGTAAGTAGTGGAATTTCCTACAAAAGTAGCAATATACCCAGTATCAGCAGAACCTGTGCTGCCGCCCACGTTTAGAGAACCAATGGTGGAACTAGCGCCATTGTATGGTATGGCTACTAGATTATTGGCGTCTTGATTAACTGATTTTTCAGAAGGATAAGTTACAAAAACGTTTACTGTACCGCTAAAAGTGACGGCTGACCCCGAATTAGAAGACGATAAGATTGTAGTGCGGGTTAATAGCGTAGTAGAGGTAAGTGTACCAATTCCAGTTTCCCAATTGCCAGACGTATCAGTAGCAGCGTAATAGGTTGTATTTCCCGTGGTTATTGCAGACGAGAAAGCCTGAAAGCCAAGCACCGTTCCTGTAAGACTAAAGCTTACGGTGGTGTTGGCTGTCGCAGTTTGCTGTATTCTATCGCCAAGCTGTAAAGCCATTTAAGGCTCCTAACTTGTGGCAGTGGTAGTATAGGAAACTGCCAAACTGTCTCCATTGGCTACGATTTTGCTACCACCAGTAAAGTTACCAGCAGAATACAAAATACCAGTAGTGGAGTCTTTAGTAGCAGAGGCTGTTGCTCCAGAGTTAATAAAGCAACCAAATACTGTGCCTGAACTTGTCATAGAGAAAGTTAAAGCAGAAGCAGCTTTAGATACGATATTGCTTGGAGATGCAGAACCGTTATTGGTTGCAGCAGACCAGTTTGGTGATTGACGGTTACCAGTGTAAGCTGGAGCGTTTGTACCGCCCACTTCAATCCAACCAGTATGGCTAGAAATTGTGTCAGACTGTACATAGTTAGCAGTTGCAGAAGCACTGCCTACCAATCCAAGATAGTTAGCGCCAGAAGCAGTACCGCCACCAGTACCAGTTGCACCAAAATAATAATCAAACAATGCTCCTTTACCAACGGCAGTCACCAAGTTAGGAGCTTTTTCTTCCCACTTGAGATTGCCATCTTTGTCATAGCATTTAACGTCATAATATCCTTGGATTCCCAAGAACTCTTCAGAGCCAGCACCACGAGTTACCGCAGCGGTACTGATGTCTCCAATATTCGATTTTTCCATGTAAAACTCCTTAACTAATTGTCAGTACTGCTGTTGTTGATGTTGGGGTTGGGAATGTTACTGTAAATGAATTTGCGCTTGTAATATCGCTGCCAAAATTCAAAATAAAGCAAGCCGCCCCAGTGGTTGCATTATAAACCAACGCACCCCTTGCGGTAATGCTTCCGGTCCAAATAACGTTGTTAAACGAGATAAAAGCAATGTTATTCGCTGTATCTTGGGTTGGCGGGTTGGAGATTGTCAAAATCTGTCCTCCAGCCGTATATCCGCTACCAGTTGACTCATTTACTGAGGTATAGGCAGTAGTTGTATTGTTTAAATTAGCGTTCGCATTATATAAAGCAATCTTATAGGTATAAGGAGAACTCAGGGTAAAGTTCTCCAAACCTGACAAAATGTTGGCTTTAAATAAGGTGGTTTGACCTTGAACTATTGGCATTATGCTTTGCTATATGGTAATTTTGTTTGCGTTTCACGATAAGCATCGCCACGTTCTAAAGTATCGCCAAGACGTTTCATTTCGCCAAGCGCTTCTTGGTATTTATCTTCGTAATACTTAATAATGTCCTGTTCCTGCTTCTGGAAAAGCATTGCTTCACGCATAGCACCATAGAACAGTACTGGGTCATAATTATCACCAAGCCAGCTTTGACCTTGTGCGTTATTAACAGTTGCTATGCTAATGGTAAATCCTGAGCCTGTACCGCCAATATCGGCTGAGGCTACGCTTAATACATCTCCAGCCTGATAGAAACTACCACCATTTTGTAAGGTGACAGTTGCTACGTTGCCACTACCGTTGACTAAAATATCACAAGTAGCGCCCGAACCAGAACCGCCAGTCATTGAAATATTTTGATATAAGCCGGGGCTATATAAAGTACCTGCGGTAAAAGTGGCATTTAAAGTAGCTGTAACGCCTTGAACAATTGACACTGGATAGTAAAAATAATGTAACTCAGTGCTATAAGACGAGTCAGGAGTAGGACCAACAATAGCGGTTAGCTCATTAACATTAGAAGTAGAACTACCAAAAATAGCGTAGTACTTAGGCATAGTCCAAGATGTTGAGCCATTATTAGGATACGCTTCACGAATAAAGTTGACATCTTTGTTTAATAAATAAGTGTAATTACCGCTAGAATCAATTACAGCAATAGAATACGTGGCTAACCAGTCAAACGGCAAAGTTAAATACTGGTTGCCAGAGCTAAATGTTCCTGTAACGTTTTTACGCAATGATGGAATTTGAACCGAGTTGTATATACGAGTTTCAGCCTGCTCAACAAAGAACGGAATATTAGCAACAAACGTAGGCTCATTGGTTTGAGCGTATGTCTGTATATTGTTTAGCAGGGTCTCGTAATTCATTACGCCATCGGTCCTCTAGCAATACGACCTTTAGTAGCCGCACCATTACCACGGGTCTCAAGACCTTCAGTTTTTACTTTACCGGTTCCATAGGCAACGCCATTTGTTAATGGGTCGCTAATAGATGCGTCTTTGGCTGACTTAGTTCTGCCATATTCGCCATCCTTCATTACTTCTGTACCGTCAATAGACTTTCCTGCCATTGTGTGTGGACGGGCATAGTCACTTGCTGGTTTGTCATCACGATTTTTACCAACTACCATTTTTGAAGAATTCTTGGTTGTTGGCTTTACATTTTTTGCGATTGCCATATTAACGACCTCTTGAAGAAGACTTTTGATTAGCTACACGAGCCATATTACGTCCCATGCTACGCAAGTTTGCTTGGGTTACACCACCTTTAGCCATTTTCTTAGCGTCCATGCCGCCCTTTTTGAGCTTGAGCTTGGTGTGTTCACCTTTATGCTCTTGAGCATCGTGCTGCTTCATAGCTTTTTTAATTTCCTTATCAGCCATAGCTTTATCTTGCTTCATATCTGCTTTTTTTGATTCCATCTTTGCCATTTTTAACTCCTAAGTTACTGTTATTGTTACTGAATTAATATTACCGTTCCCAACTAAATAATTGGGAGTAAGGTTTCTATCAAAACCACTAGAGCCTCCAACGGGAGCATAGCCCCACTGAAATACTCTACTACCACCTTCAGGATATCCAGCTTCTGTAACAGAAGTGTTTCCGCCCTGTTGTATCTGTAAACCGTTTACTCCAGAAGCATAATAACTAATATCTGGTCTTGGTTCTCTTACCGCCTGAGGGTCATTCACCGGATACATACCCAATCTTAATTGAGGATGGTCTGGGTCCCAACACTCTGGACATACCTTAATACTTACCAACTTTGTTTTAATGGTTAGTTTTTTTAATTGTACTAACTTAAAACGTTGACCACAGCGGTCACATTCGGCTATTGAGTGTTTAGCTGAAGCATACCGTGTTGGCATTACTTACCTCGCATAAAACAGATTGCGTGGCACAAATCGAATAGACACATCCTCTCTATCTTCTTCCATGGCTTGTTCAAGCTGAGTCATATATTCTTGCTTTAAACCCATAGCGCGCTGAATATCAATTCCCGGAATCTTCATAGAAAGATAATAAGATAGTCCAGCAACCAAACAGTTAATCCATCTAAATGGGATATCTTGGACATAAGTACCCGTTCCAGAATCTTGAACACGTCTCATACGCCAATAAACAAGCGTATAGGTCGTCCCGTTATCTGGGGTGGGCCATACTGCCAAAGATGGTAATTGCTGGTCATAAATAGGCGCTCCGACGCTATGAGACGCCGCTACAGTATTATATTGACCACGATAGCAGTTTAATAGCTGATTACCTGAAATATTGACATATCCAATGATTTCATTGTCAATCTGGATAAATCCAGTTGAGCGCATTTCAAATGTAGAGCTAAGGGTAATTGTAGTCGCTGTTGGGGTCAATGAAGCCGCTAAAGTGACGCCCGTATAAATATTAGAGTTACCAGTTTGACGATTGTACCAAACTTGAATTGGACGTCCGTATGTCAATTTATTAGGAATTGTGGAGTATGTAGACTCTGAAATACGGTTTAAATTGATATCTTGCTGATTAGATGCGCTTGCATTATTGGTTCTAGTAACCAAATCTAAAATATCAATCGTATCCGCCCCAACTGGGTATAGTGCTTGACCATAAACTAATGGAATAGAGATTTCTTCAACTGTCCAAAAGTTGATACCACGGTTAGCCCACTCAATGGTTAAAAGATTAATAGACCGCTTGGCGGTTTTTAAATCATATCCAGTGCGTAATTGCGAGCCACATCTCTCAAATGACTCTTCGACAAGTTCAGTGAGGTCAAGGTTAAATGTAGAATTACCACTGGTATATGCCATTATTTCTTCATGCCTTTAAGGGTTTCAGCCAGTCTAGCTCTCTGCCCTAATTTGCCGGGTTTTTTTGCAGCGGAAGCTAGTTTTTTGGCAGGAATAGTCTTGCCTTCCTTGACGCCTAACTCTTTGCGTAAAGCACCGGGCTTTTTAATTGCCTTTTGTATCCACTTTTCAGCCATTTTTAACTCGCTTGTGTAGGAGTTTCTGGGGTTGATTCTACAGGAACTGCTTGCACTACAGGAGCCGGCTCTAAATGGGCTTCTAAAGTCTTTAATAAAGCTTCTGTGGTTGGATGTGCAGCACCAAAAGATTGAACCTCATGTTTAATAGATTTTTTAATAATATCCAATACATGTTCTGCTTCATCTACAAAGTGTTGTAATAAACTCATTTTTTCCTCGCTGCTCTCATGTTATCGACTAAATTGGGATAAGGTCTGCCAGCCGCTTTAGCCATTTCTTTGGCTTTAGCTTTCTTTTCAGAAGACATTTTCTTGGGTTTTCCTAATCCTTTTGGACGTGGCTTATCCCAAACTTCTCCGCCTTTTGCATAAAGGTCAACATCATTTGGATTATCCGTGCGATGAATAACCTTTTTCTTAGGCATTTTGGAAGGGCTAATATCACCCATTCCACGGCTTGGCATCATTTCTTTTTGCCCTTAGCCATTCCACCGCCACACATAGCTTTTACGTGCTCGTGGTGCAATTTGTGACCAGCAGCATGAGCCTTATAATGCTCGTGATGTTGCTTGTGTCCGTCGCCGCCATGGTGTTTTTCCATGTGTTCTGGGTGAATCATATGCTCTTCAGCTTGCATATCTTTAGAGATTGGTGGATGGTCGATTTTCATAGTATTTCCTTTATTAACAATATTTACCACGGGTTTTACCACGTTGTGCGATACCATCTGCACGAGATGATGCAGTACCGCCAGAAGCCATCTTCTTAACTGTGCCGCCTTTTTTCTTGGTATTTACAGGTGAGCCAGTGCCAATATCGTTACCAGACATCTTAGGCATCATTGCACGGGTATGACCTTTTAATTGGTCTGGATGTTCTCCATGAGGGCGATTGCCTGTTTTGGATAAAGCCATTTCACCAGCTTCAACTGGAAACTTAGTTACGCCACCAGCAGCCATCTTTTTAACCTTACCGCCTTTTTTCATGGAAGCCTCATAAGACTTCATGTTCTTTTCAGATTCGATTGGCTCTGCTTTACCAGTATCACCTAAGTTCATGCCACGGGTTAAACCACGTTTTTGAACATCAGATTGACCAAATTTACGATGCTTGTTTGAACCAGCTTCTACGTCTTTAGACATATTGCGTGGACCCATTGTTTCTTTCATGTCGCCACCCTTTTTAAATTTTTTGCCCTTATCGGCTTTTACAAAATCCTCACCGACAGAGCGAGGGATACCTACTTTCTTAGCGAATGCTGGATTATGAGCAACCGCCTCCATTAATTTATGCTGCTTTCTAGACACACTTGGCATTATACAAAGCGCCCCTTAGTTTTACCACGCTCACAGCAGCCATCAGCACGAGCAGATGCTGAAGACACTTTACCGCCCTTTTTCATACCAGCAGCAGGAGTTACAACATCGCCCATAGGATTTACATTAGGGATATTCTGTTCTGTAGTACCAAAAAGCTTATAGTCACGTTTTGCTTCTTGTTCAATACCACGTTCTTTATTGGCTTTTTCGTAAGCTTTACGCTTTACTTTTTCAGCCCCAGTTTCTTCGTATGGCATTATTTGTGTCCTTCAATAAAGCGGTCTAGTTTAGCTTCTAGTTTATCAAATCTAGCGATAATCTGTTCCATATCACTGCGAACTTCAGTTTTAGTAATATACTCACGAGCCATTTCTTCACGTGTTTTATTTAAAAGAACTTGAATACGGTCAACTTCATTAAACTTTTCTTTAACAAAAAATCCAATAATACCAAGCACTAAAGTTAGCCCAGCGTTCCAAAATTGCATTAATGAGTCCATTAGCATTTCCACTTTTTTAATGACTTATTAATTCTGCTATCTGGGTCATTGGCTGTTTTAGCAGAAGTCAGTTTCTTTTTCATACCACTCATACGGGCGCAGAAAGACTTCTTTCGTGAACCACCTTCTGGTTGTGGTGCCTTAAGATTCATGCCTTCTTTTTTAGCAGAAGCACGACCTTTAGCGTTTAAGCCACCGGTAGGACTCTTGCCTTCTTTACGCTGCCATGCTGGAGTCTTAGCCATAATTAATAACCTATGTACTCGCCTTGATTCTTAATCAATTTACCAGCCAAAATAACACCAGCAGCAATTGCGGTAGTTGTACTGGTAGATAATTGCCACTGAATATCTGTTTTAGAAGCATATAAAAATGGCTCAGAAGTTCTATTAGCTGTATAGATTGAAACAAATGGCTGCTGTAATATAGTTTTAGTTACGCCAGTATTGTTATCGGTTGCTTGCACTCTATAAGTAACAATGTTGGCGCTGGTGTAACTATTAGAAGTATTTACTTCAGCTAAGGATAAATAAAAACTATATCCATTTGGCACTGTGTAAACGGTGCTTTGTGACTTTCCAATTCCAGCATTGATTTGACCAAGAATATTGCTTCCTTGTTTTGCTGTAATTGTTCCTACGTTTGATGTTTGGCTTGCTGCAACACCGGTCATTATCATGGAGTTAATGCGCAAATAGCTACCAATAGTTGTTGCTACGGTAGTTCCTGTCAATACCACATTTTCTGAAATAGGATTAAAGTTTGCATCTAATCCATTGATGGTGACGGCTGCTGGAGAAACATCAGTTGCTGATGAGCTTGCAATTGATAAAGCAGTAGCTGAAGTGGCAAATGTATAGGCGGTAGCATTTTCC